AAAGATTGTGTGAAGCGGATGACAGAAGTTCCTGATTTTCCTTTGTTTTACAACGGAAGTCGAACTTTAGTTATCAAGCCGAAAATCTTAGATTGGCTTGTGAAACACAACCGGGAAGACTTCGGGAAATGAAAAAAGTATCTACAGAGTCTGCAAACTTTACTAGATACTTTTACAAGAGAAAAGCTTTTAAATATAAGCTTTTCTTGAATTATAGCAGTTTTAATTAAAAAATTCAAGGAGTAAGAAAAATGAAAGAAAAAGAAAGCGTAGAATACACGAAAATAATGGCAACTGCGTCCGCAAAAAAATTGAGTGGATATCTTAAAAAGTTAGATATTTCAGAGACAGAAACTAAAAAACTCATTGATTTAATCTTAGAACAAGTAAGAGATTGCATTGAGTTAGGAAAAGAAATCGCATATGCAGAGATGATCTCGTATATGAAGAACAATTTAAAAGTAGGTGATGTGAATGCGGATTAGAATTAGACCTACAATATTCAATGTCAGTTTGGCAATCACCCCTCTTCTAATGCTCTTAGCTTATCATGACCGAGGATATTTCGCATGTGGTGGAGAAACTTTAGTACCAATTATTGGTTTTTTTGCACATTATGCTTTTAAAGAAGGGTGGAAAAAATGAACTATGATGATTTTATAACTTCAAAATCATTTCAAGTATGGCGTAGATATGCCAATCCTGTATGGATGGATATTAGACAATCAAATACCTTGAATAAAAGAGTTGCAAGAAGTGAAAAAGATGAACGGCATATTTGCCCTTTGCAGTTAGATGTGATTGCTAGAGGAATTGAGCTTTGGACAAATGAAAACGATATTGTACTGGATCCGTTTATGGGGATTGGTTCTACACAATATGTAGCATTAGGTTTGAATAGAAGAACTATAGAAATTGAACTAAAAGAGAGCTATTTTGTTCAAGCTATACTTAACGTTGACGGGATAGAAAGCAAGAAAACGGTTGAAGAAAAAGAAAAAATAATTATTGAACAAATTCCACTATTTTGAGTTTGGAGGAAGAAGTTATGAGAAAAGCGAAATCTAAGGAAAAACGAGAAATTAAGCATAACGAAAAGAAGCCTGTTCCAAAATTTGATGTTGACAAAAAAATAGCAGAATTAAAAGAATTAGAGTTTATTTGTAGATTATATAGACTTTATGAAATTGTAAGAAACCATCAAGAAATTTGGAGAAAAGAATTGAAAGATGATGGATTTTTAAAAGCGAATTACAAAATCTGGATAGGACAAGTAAAAAATCTATCTTTAAAAATTTTTAATCAAATTTATGGTGAGGAAAAAATAATGACTTCTGATGAACTAACAATGGGAATTATGAACAAAGTGACAATTCCCTATCAGAAAGCATTGGCAGAGGAAATGGTAGTTTCAAAAATAGAAAAAGCTGAGAAATTACCTGCCGGATTTATTGCTACAGTAGCTTCTTGGGCGGACAATGTGGAAAAACTGACAAGCAAACGATTTTATGATTTGTCAGTCAAATATGCTGTTTTAGAAGAAATTAAAAAAATAGGAAAGTTAACAGGTTCTTATTTAAAAATGGTAAATAATGAGATTTTGAATTAGAGGAGGGCATTATGGATTTGAATAATATAAACGAAGCAAAGATTTTAATACAAAAGATAGAAAAAATTAAAAAAGAAATTGAAGTAATCAAGAATTTAGATACAGAGTATGAAAGCGGTGGTGTTTTTGCAAAAGGGTTAAATTTGATACTTTGGAATTGTAGTCAAGAAGAAAAAGAAGAATTTTTAAAAGCACTTCTTGATTTAAAGGGAAAACAATTAGATTCTTACGAATTAGATTTGAGGATGATGTAAATGAGAGAAAATAGTATACCAAGTAAAGTGATAGCATTTTTAAACGAATATCCAGGGCGAAACAATAAAGAAATTGCTCAAGGAATTGGAACAAATGAAGAATACATTCGGTTTACCCTACAAAAAATGAAAAAAAAAGGATTGATTTTAGGATCCAACAAAAATGGTTGGTACACGGATGAAGAATTACAAAAAAGACTGGCAAGAAAAAAAGAGATTGCAAATGATGTTTTGGAAGAATGCTATGCGATTTTTAAAATTTCTGAAAACGAAAAAAATAAAATTCAATTAGCAAGAATTATCACAGACTTATTAAAGAAAATTTGAGGAGGAGAAAATGGAATTAAGTTTATACAGAATTACAGAGGAAATGAAAACTTTAGAAGATTTATATTGGGAAAATATTGATGAGGAAACAGGAGAGATTAAAAATTCAGAATTGCTAGAAGAATTTGAAAAAGAAATCAAAGCTCTATTAGTCAATAAAGGAGCTCAAATTATTGCTCAATCAAGAAATACAAATTTAATGATTGATGCAGTTAAAACAGAAATCACAAGACTTCAAAAATTAAAAAAATCTTTAGAAAGCAAAGAAAATTTCTATAAAAAATACATCGTTAGAAGTATGGAAAGCGCAGGTATTGAAGAAGTAAAGACGGATATTGGGATTTTAAAACTAAAAAAAGGAACGGGAACTACAGATGTCTATGATCCTTCTTTGTTGGAAGAAAAGTTTTGGCGAATCACAGAGAAAAGAGAGCCTGCAAAAGATTTAATTAAAAAATCAATTAAAGCAGGAGAAGACGTACAAGGAGCGAGAATTTTGTATGAAAATAGTCTTTCAATAAAGTAGGTGATAAGATGGCACAAAAAGTATTGATACTTGGAAATTCAGGTTCAGGGAAAAGTACTTCTATTAGAAATTTGAATGAGAATGAAACTTGCATTATCCAATGTGTAAAAAAACGTTTACCATTCAAAGATTCCGGTAAAAAGTACAACGAAAAAAACAAAAATATATTCCAAAACAATGATTTAGTAAAGGTATTATCGTTTTTAGACAGAGTAGATAAAAACGAAAAAATAAAAACTTTAGTCATTGATGATTTTAATTACCTCATGACTTACGGATATAAAGCACGAGCAAAAGAAGTCGGATATTCGAAATTTGAAACTTTGGCTTTCTTAGTCGTAGATATTTTCGACAAAATAGACTCTTTAAGAGATGACCTCATTGTTTACATCATGGCTCATACACAAAAAGATGCTGACGGAAAACTCTCAACAAAAACAATAGGTAGATTCTTAGATGAGAAAGTTGTTATCGAGGGATTGTTTGAAACTGTGATACTGGCTTTAGGAAGTGAAAATAACTATTTGTTTACGGTCAACGGGTTGGATCCAGCAAAAAGTCCGATTGACATGTTTGAAAAAAATGAAATTGAAAATGATTTAGTGTTAGTAAATGAAGCAATTAAAAAATATTATTAGGAGGATATAAAAATGATGAATTTATGGAATACAAACGAAAACGATTTAACTAAAAAGACAGGAACAAAAGAAAAATTTGAAAATAGTGGAATTTATGAAGTGACAATCAAAAAAGCTTATATCACTCATTCTACAAAATCGAAAGCGAAAGCGATTACTGTTTCATTAGAAACAAATGAAAATTATGGAAGAACAAATTTTTGGTTTGTAAAAGGGGATGGGACAGAAAATGAATTTGCTAGAGCCACATTAAATAGAATGTTGTATTTACTTAAAATGAAAGCAAGTCAATTAAAAACGGAATCTAAGAAAATTAAAAATCATAATGGAGAAGAAATAGAAAGAGTATATTTGCCAGACTTAGAAGGTAAGAGTATTGGTATTATTCTGAATGTACAAGTCGAAGGAGAACAAACAAATTTTGATGTCAAAGATTTCTTTGATATTAAATCTAAAAAAACATCGGATGAAATTATAAGTAAAACTGAAGCATATACTGTTGAATTCTTTAGAAACAAATACTCAAAAGAGTCAGAAAGAGTTTTGAAGTCAGAAGCAGCACAAGCAACAAACGAGGATGACGACGAGTTCCCATTCTAAAAATAAGGAAGGTGAACCTAGATGGATAAACATAAATATAAAAGATATGGGAACGAATTAAGATTTGATTACTGCCCAATTTGTCAAAAAGAAAGTCTTGATAATCCTCATTTTTCAATCAATTTAGAAACAAAACAATATTACTGCCACTCTACAGGAAAGGGTGGCAGTATTGAAGAATTGAAAGATTTTAATATTGATTTAGAAAATATCCAGGTAAAAAAAGAAAAGAAAAGCACAGCTAATTTCGATGACATTATGCGAAGTAAAGCCGATAAATATTTGGGAGAGGATTGGCTAACTTATTTAAAAGGAAGAGGAATTTCAGAAAAGGGGTTAGGTAGATTGGTAAGGCTAGGTAGAAATAATACCATGATGATTCCAATCACTGATGGAGAGCATGTTGTTGCTATCAAATATAGAACTATAGATAAAAAAATGAGTTCTGAAAAAGGAAGCCAATCTAATCACTTGGTAAATTGGCAAAATATAAAAAATAAAAGCTACCTCATCATTGTAGAGGGTGAAATGGATTTATTGAGTGCTATTGAGGCAGGATATGACAATGTCGTGAGCCTGCCATTTGGTGCAAAAAATTTGAAGTCGATTGAACATCAAAAAGCTTGGATAGAAAGCTTTTCTAAAATTACGATTGCAGTGGACAATGATGAACCTGGGAGAGAATGTAAAGAAGAAATTATAAAACTGTTAAAAACTAGCTCAAAAAAACTATACGAAGTCGAATTAGGCACTTACAAAGACTTTAACGAGGTTTTATGTGACAAAGGGACAGAAGCTCTCAAAAAGGTTATAAATAAGGCTACAAAGATTGAGGTTAATTTTGAGCCTTTTTATGAAGAAGAAGATGGATATTATTATTTTCAAAAGGAAAATTACTCAAAATGCACAGATTTTACCTTAAACTTAACAGGATATTCAGATAATTATATTGTAGGAATTGTAAAGCAGAATGGAAGAAAAAGAGAATTCAAAGCCAAAAAAACAGATTTGTTAACTAAAAATGGAATGTTGGAACATCTCGGATATTATTTGGGAAGTTCTCAGTCTATTGCTAAATTTTGGAGTTGGTTTTTGGACAAAAAGAATGAACAATTTTTACTTGAGATACCTCATTATGGAATTATTGATGAAGATTATTACGATCAAGATTCTCAGGTTATTTGTAGTAAAGTAGATTTAAAAATTAAAAATATTAAAGAAATAGAAAAACTGACCGATGACGAAAAAAAATGGTTAAATGAAAATTTACTTTCTCTTAGAAAAGATGTTAACCAAAGTCTGTTAGGTATTTGCTGGGCCATTGGAAGATTCCACATACAAGAAAATTATCCTATCCTGGAAGTTTCAGGAACAACTTCGATTGGAAAGACAGAATATGTAGAATTTATCTCAAGAATTTTATTTGGAAATAAAGAAAACATTAAGAGTTTTTCTATGGTAACAAATCATCAAATTAGAAGTTTATCCTCTTGTTCTAACATCACACCTTGGGTTATTGATGAAGTCAAGATTACAGGAAAGAATTTGAGGGAAAAGGCAGTTGAATTATATTCTACAATTAGAGCTGTTTATGATAATAAAACTTTGAATCAAGGGAACACCACAAACAAATTGACGGAATTTCCTCTTTGTACTCCTCTTATCATTTCTGGAGAAACAGAACTCTCAGACGTTTCTATAAAAAACAGAATGATAAGTACATCTTTGACGAAGCAAAATAAGAGTGAAGATGATGTTTTCTTTGTATTAAAAGATACAAATATTTTAGAAAAATTAGGGAAATCCGCTTTAAAAAATAGGTTATCTAAAGGAAAAATTGAGGTCGAGTTAGAAGTTGTAAAAAAATTACTTTCTCAAGTAAAAGACGAGAGACAGATTTATAATGGGAAATGTTTGCTGATTGGTTTGAAAGCATTAAGCGAAATTATCAATATCACTCCTGAAGATAGAGGAAGGTTTATCAATTATTTAAATAAGTTATTAGCAAATGAGTATAATGTTACAACTAACTTTTTAGAATTATTAGAACTTGTTGCAGATTCAGGAATGTCTGTAAGTCATTTTTATCAAATTTCCAATGGAAGACATTTTGTGAGATTCAACTTACTTTATAAAGCTATTGCTGAAGAACACTTTAAAACAAATAGTACTTTAGAGTTGTTGGATGCTAGAACTTTAAAAAAGCAATTGATAGAAAATAAATTTATTTTAAACTCAAGAGTCTCTATAAGATTCCCAAAAAATGAGTTTTTGGAGTCAGAAACGGCAACTTATAAGGCTGAGGAAATCATTCCAAATGGATTTTTTTGGCCTCGCTGAGGTCAGTTTTGAGGTCAGTTTTTTTGACGTTTTTTCTAATGATACCAATATAAAAAGTGTTTTGAGGTCAAATGGTCAGTAAAAACCATATATCTATATAAAAAAATATTAAAGATTAAAAAAAGTTAAAAATTATTTTTTTTTAGAAAACTTCATCCGAGTTTGACCACAAACATAAAAATATTGTTATAACTTGGCTTTGAATCGAAATTTTGAACAAAAATACATCTGACCTCAGGTTGACCTCTTTTGACCTCGAATTTAAAAAAAAGGTTATATATACCAATATATTATATTGATATAGAAAAAATAATGTTTTGACCTCATAATGACCACAAGATTATAATAATATATTTTATAAATATAGAGGAGAAGTCTTTATGAATGAATTAAAAGTAGAAAAGGGGACCTCTTTTATAGAATTTTATTATAGAGGATTAGATATCCAAACTGCTGAGGAATTATTGGCTTATATTAGAATAAATAAATGGTACTTTGATAGACAGAAAGAAGAAATTAAAGAACAATTCAGGAGAATATATCAAATTAGAAAAAGAAATGAGGTGAGAAATGGGAAAAAGGATTGACATTGAAAAGTATGTTGGGAAAACATTTGAGAATAAAATTGGAGAGAAGTTTAAGGTTATTAAGTATCTTTTTAAAGATAAAACAAATCATTGTTTTGATGTTGAGTTTGTGGGCACTAAAAATGTGCAACTGGGAACTTTAAATCAAATTAGGAATGGAACTTGCATTGATGTTGTGCAGAAGAAAAAAATAAAAAGATTGCAAACTGAATTGGATCTTAGAAAAAGGAATCGATTAGTAAAGCAAGCTAAAAATATTTGTCATATTCCTAATAATTTAAAAGAAAAAAATGTATTGGCAATAGACTTATCAACAACTTCTACCGGAATTGCTTATAGCAAAGCAGGAGAGATAGTTCGTTGGAAGACTATAAAAGCTGAAGATAAAGACTTTAGAAAAAGAGGAGCTAAAATTATTGAGGAACTGGTTAAAATTTTAAAAAAAGGAAAAATTGATTTTGTCATATTAGAAGATGTGTACTTAGGATTGAATTCCAGCGTATTAACTATGCTGAGTGAAGTAAGAGGGATGCTTACTTATCCATTGGTGAAATTAAATATAGACCTTTTAATTGTTCCTCCGGTACTTTGGAAACACAGGATTGAGGGAGTTCCGGTTCACAGAGAAGAACAAAAAGAATTTATGATGAAAAAATTTTGGGAGTATACAGGGGAAGCTCCAGATAGTGATGATGTGGCTGATGCGTATATGATGTTGAGAGCTTGCTTGGAGGATTGAGATTATGAAAGAAATTATTCGAGAATTTAAAGGGTATGAGAAAAGAAAAGCATTTTTGTTTGCTAAAAGCTTAAAAATATCAGGAGTAGAAGATATAAAAATTCAAGTGTCTTATGATAGTGAACATCTTGCTACGAAAACTAAAAGACCATCGAAATTTATAGTGTATCAGGAAATTTGGGAGGAAAATGATCTGGATAGAAGAGGAGAATATGAAAGATAGATTACAGGAAATTTGGGAAAGACAGAAGAATTTTGATAATATTGTTTTTGCAAATGCAGGAGTAACAAGAGAGCAAGTAGCAAATGAAATCAAAGTAGCTTTAATCACAGAAATAGGAGAGTTGTATAATGAAAATCCGACTTTTAAGTTTTGGAAAGAGCACAAGGATTTAACGATTACGGATAAAACCAAAGAAGAATTTGCGGATTGTTTGCATTTTTTAATCAGTTTAGGACAAGACATTTTTAAAGATGAGCAAGAAATGTTCGAGTGGTACTGCAAGAAGAATGATAAAAATCTTTTGAGACAAAAAACCGGATATTGAGGAGGACTAGATGACAGAGAAGGAAATACGGAAGATAATCAAACAGGAGATAAAACAGCAGGTAAATGAGATTAGGGACATTATAGAAGCCGAGAATACCTATAAGAGAATAGAAAAAATGTTGTACAATTATGAGTTTTTGAAAAATCGGATTCCAAAATTACAGGAAAATTTGGAGAATATCGTTTTGAAAAAATGTTCCGGAATAGCTGGAGGATTTGGAAATACCAAATATGAATACAAGTCAGAGCTTGAGAAAATTGAAGATATACGGTTAAGAAATGAAATCACAATCGAGAAAATGCAAGAAATCGTAAATTTGATTGAGTATGGAATTGCAGAAGTGAAAAAAGATAAATATTATGAAATTTTAGAACTGCGGTATTTTGAAAAATTATCAATAGAAAAAATTGCAGAAAAAATTGGAATCGGAGAAACTACAGTGAAAAGACATAAAAATCGTCTAATACAGGAACTTAGAGTCATTATGTTTCCGGAAGAATTCTTACAAAGTTTTTAAAAATGGTCTAAAAGTGGTCTTGTAACGGTCCACTTAATATGTTATAATGCTATCGTGGAAGAAGCAGGGGAAAAACCTTGCTTTTTTTTCATACTAGATTCCTCCTTTGAATCCATGGGTTTACCGATTTTCCCAACTACGAAAAAAATCGGTTGTATGGAGAGTTATCCTAATTGGTAAGGAAGGAGTCTACTAAACTACCGCCAATACGGCTTATGGGTTCGAATCCTATACTCTCCGCCAAAAAGCAATGTAAAAAGGTTGCGAAGTGGAAAAGAAACCAAAATATATTTGAGAAAGTGAGGTGAAACAGATTGAACAAGCAGGATTTATTCGTAAAAGAGTATTTGAAAGATTTGAATGCAACACAAGCATATATTAGAGCAGGATACAAAGCGAAAGATGAGAAATCAGCAGCAGTTTTAGCCAATAGGTTGTTAAGGAAGGTTAAGATACAAGAAAAAATACAAAAGGCAATGGCTGAAAGAGAGAAAAGAACGGAAATTACGCAAGATAGAGTATTAAGAGAGATTGCAAACTTGGCTTTTACGGATAGAACCGGAATCGTCAATCTGAAAAAGAACCGAGTAATTATACGAGATTTTGAGGAATTAACACCTGAGCAGAGAGCATGCGTTGCTGGAGTAAAAGAAACGAAACATGGAATTGAAGTGTCTTTCTATAACAAAGAAAAAGCATTGGAGATGCTAGGTAGGCATCTAGGGATGTTTACAGAAAAAGTGGAGGTCAAGGGAGAATTAAAAACAGAGGATCCATTTAAGGGATTAACCACGGAAGAGCTTAAAGAGGTGATATTCAGTGGAGAAAAATAGTGAAGTAATAAGAAGGGCTAAACTAGAACTTGCAAGACGTGAGTTCTTTTTTTATTGCCATTTAAAAGCCCCCGACTTCTACAAATATGAAAGACAGTTTTTAGTGGATTTATGCAACGATTTACAGGATTTTCTTACCAGTGATGATGAGGTACTTATTTTAAATCTACCGCCAAGACATGGAAAATCAAGGACAGTAGGGAATTTAGTGGAGTGGTTATTTGGAAAAGATATAACCGCAAAGATTATGACAGGGTCGTACAATGAAACTTTATCGACTATGTTTTCCAAGAATGTTAGGAACACGATTCAGGAAGTAAAAGCTGATAAAAATAAAATTGTATTTTCCGATATTTTTCCGGGCGTAGCTATAAAACAAGGCGACGGAGCCATGAATCTTTGGAGTTTGGAAGGTGGATATAATAACTACCTTGCGACTTCTCCCGGGGGAACTGCAACAGGGTTTGGTTGTAGTCTTATGATTATAGATGATTTAATTAAAAATAAAGAAGAAGCTTACAATGCCGATGTTTTAGAAAAACATTGGGAATGGTATACGCAGACGATGTTATCAAGACTTGAAGAAGGTGGAAAAATAATAATTATAATGACCCGTTGGGCTAGTGAAGATTTAGCAGGCAGAGCTGTAGAGCATTATAAGGAAGAAGGCAAAAAAGTCAAACACATTAAGATGAAAGCTGTACAAGAGGATGGATCTATGATTTGTGAAGAGATATTGAGTTATAAATCGTACAAATCAAAAGCTAGAGCTATGGGAGCTGAAATAGCATCAGCCAATTACCAGCAAGAACCGCTTGATTTAAAAGGAAAGTTATATAGCAATCTTAAAACGTATAAGCAATTACCTACAGATGTAAATAATAAATTATTATTTACAGCATATAAAAATTATACAGATACGGCAGACACAGGAGAGGATTATCTATGTTCTATTTGTTATGGGGTGTATAACAAGGAAGCCTATATTTTAGATGTGCTATATACAAAAGAACCGATGGAAATAACAGAACCGGCAACAGCTAAGATGCTAATAGAAAATAATATAAAAGATGCAGACATAGAAAGTAATAACGGTGGTAGAGGTTTTGCCAGAGCAGTAGAAAGGCATTTATTAGAAAAATATAATAGTAATCGTTGTAAAATTAAATGGTTTCATCAAACACAAAATAAAACTGCTAGAATCTTATCCAATGCCACTTGGGTCATGGAACATGTTTATTTTCCAGTGAATTGGGCGGATAGATGGCCGGAATTTTACAGAGCGATTACGACTTATCAGAAAGAAGGGAAAAATGCTCATGACGACGGACCGGATGTTTTGAGTGGGATTGCGGAAAAGATGAACAGAAATACCGTAAGTACACTAGACCTAAGAAGTCTAGGAATACGATAGAGAGGAGGACAAAATTGGAAGTAAGAGAATTAGAAGCTGCTTTGAAATCTTTTTTGCAAGTAGAACTACCAAGATTGCAGAGATTAGAAGATTATTATGTAGGAAAGCACGATATTCTAAAGAAAGAGGATAGAGTACCTGACAAGAAAGATACGAAGCTGGTGAATAACTACTGCGAATATATCGCTGCTATTTCGACGGCGTATTTTTTGGGAGAGCCAATCACGTATACTTGCGAAGAAGAAAACACAGATTACGATAAACTGGTGGAATATTTAGCGACAGAAGAAGAACAACAAGAAAATTTTGAACATGCACAAAATTGCTCAATATTCGGAAAATCTTATGAACTGTGGTACTTGGATTTAGACGGAACTATCAATAATGTTGTGTTGGATCCTAGAGATGTTTTTATCCTGCGAGATAACAGCATTGAGAAAAAAATGATCGCTGCTGTCCGATGGGATATGCAAAAGAATGAGCAAGACAAGAGTATTTACACCTTAGAAGTATATGATAAAACCACGGTAACAAGATATCAATGGGAAGCAGAGGGCAAGGAATTGCCAACCGTTATGGGGGAAAGCAAGTTACACGGTTTCCAGCAAGTCCCAATTATTGAGTTTAGTAACAACAAACGCCAAAGAGGAGATTTTGAGGGAGTCATGTCTTTGGTTGATGGGTACAATGAAATCACGTCAACCTCCGTGGACGATATGAAAGACTTTACAGACGCTATCTTAGTTCTTAAAAATTTAAGTGGAACAGATGAAGAGGCTTTAAGCAAAGTCAAAAAATACAAAGTAATGCTTACTGACGGAGACGGTGGAGCAGAATGGCTTACTAAAGTCGTGAATGATACTTATGCACAAAATAACAAGAATCGTATCAATCAAGATATCCATAAGTTCTCTTTGATACCTGATATGCAAGATAAAGAGTTTTCCGGAAACAGTTCCGGAGTGGCGTTAGGGTATAAGCTATTAGCTTTAGAGCAATTAGCAGCACAAAAAGAAATGTATTTCAAAAAGGCTATCAATCAACGATTAGAATTGATGATAGCTTTTTATAATTTAAGCATTTCACCAAAGCAAATTCAAAAAGTATTTACCCGAAATACGCCAAAAAATTTAGTAGAAATTGCGGATGTCGTGACGAAGTTATCTGGAGTTGTTTCTCACGAAACTTTATTATCGAATATCCCGTTTGTAGAAGATGCTAAAACAGAAATGGAGAAGTTGAAAACAGAGGGAGAGGCAAATGCTTTAGCAGATATGAATGAGCCTCTAGGAGCTGGTGCTAATGGTGGAGATGAATAAGAACTATTGGCAAGAAAGACAACATAAAAGAGAAGCAAAAGCATATTCTAAAATTTTGGACGTTGAGAAAGAATATAAAGAAGCTTTAGAAAGATCAAAAATCAACATCAATAAGCAAATTAGTCATATCGGAACAACTTACATGAAAGACAATCAGTTGAGTTATGCTGAGGCAATGAGACAGTTAAAAGGAGCAGAATACAAAGTTTGGAGAAAAGAATTGCACGAATATATGCAAGAATGGAAGAAATTGGAAAAGGAAGCTCCTCTTGAGGCTAAAAAACTTTGGCTAGAAATTGAAACCCTATCCGCAAGAAGTCGTATAAGTCATTTAGATACGATTAGAGCTCAAATAGATATTGAGTTAAGCAAAGTATCGACTGAGGCAGTAGAAAGCACAAGAAAGGCACTCTACGGAGTTTATGGCGATACATATAAAGAGGTTGTAGGTGACTTAGGAGTGAAGTCTATGTTTTCTAATAAGATGGCAAAAGCAGTTATCGACCGACCGTGGAGTGGAGCAAACTATTCTAGCAGATTGTGGGGAAATTCGGAAAGACTAGCTAGAGTATTAAAGCAGGAAGTCACAACAGGAATGATACAAGGTATCAATCTAAAGACAATGGGAAAACGTATATCGGATAGAATCGAAGGAGCGAAAAAGAATGATGTGGAAAGGCTCTTACGAACAGAAGTGAACTACACTCTCAATCAAGCCACGTTGGACGGATACAAAGACGCTAAAGTAGAAAAGTATGAGTTCGATGCTACGTTAGACAGTAGAACAAGTCAAATTTGTGCAGAATTGAACGGAGAAGTATTTGAAGTAAATAAGGCTGCCGTTGGTGTGAATTATCCACCAATGCATCCTAGATGTAGGAGTACGACATCTCCGATTATCGATTATGAAGTACTTGGGAAAAGGTTGAGAGAAGAGAAAGACTTGCAAGGAAAAGAAAAAAGTGATAAACTGACAGAAGAAGAATTTTTAGTAGTAAGAAAATATATCGGAGGGCAATCTTATGCGTTAAATGAGTCTCTAAGAAGCGGAAGAGAACTATCAGAGGAATATAGGCAATGGTCTCAAGATTTGGATAAAGCCCTTGATAAAATGCCAAAATACCAGGGTGAGGTTACCCGTAGTATAGGTTTCTTTGGGCAAAAAGAACAACTGAAAGAATTTCTACGAATACATAAAGTTGGGGAAGAAGTACGATACAAAGCATACACTTCTACAACAAAAGGAGAAATTTATAATCCCGATGCGGAGGTATTTGTGATAATTCAATCGAAATCTGGAAGAGATATATCTCACATGAACAGAGAAGAACAAGAGGTTACATATCCGAGAAATTCAAGATTTAAAGTTATTGGAATCAAAGAGAAACAGGGAAAATACATAATTAAAATGGAGGAAAAGGATGAGTAAAGAAAAGCCTTATTCAGATGACAGATGGAATTTTATCCCAGCGTGTGAGGTGATAGGACATACAAACACTTCGTACGAAAATGAATTATCCGGATTGCAAGAGGTGATGAAGTCAGGACTGTTCGATGAAGAATGGTTTCAGAAAGAACTTAAAATCATCAAGAAGAGATACGGCATAAAAGAATAAAATTTGCACTTAAATTTGACGAATAAGCAAAATTATAGTACAAATAGAATGTAATCAAAATTTTATTGGGAGGAATGAAAAATGAAAAAGTTTTTTTACGCCATATTTTTTTTATTTATTATTGTGGGATGCGGAGAAAGAGATTCTGAATATTTATATTTGGCACAGCACATAGAGTTGGCTCAAACTACTGAAATTAGTGGGTATGAACTAAAAAGTTTTAATGATATGGCTTCTTTTATGCTTATGAGATTAACAAATGAAAACTCATTAGAAACTGTAAAAGAAAAATCCGAGTGGAGAGTTGCAGGAAAATTAAACGGGGATTCTAGGATGATAGAAATTAAATACAAAGAAGCAGTAGTAAATTTCCCGGTAAAAAAAAGTGGGGATTATCTAATGGCAGAACCGATGGGGATGAGTGGAAAAAATGGAGATATAAAATATACGTGGTTTGATTTAGTGCAAGAGTTATCAGCCACTATTATGGATAAGCAGCTCAAAATGTTAGAGGATAGCATGGATAAAATCCAAGAAAAGGAAGGAGTTTAATACTTCTTCTTTTTTTATAAAAAACTCTTGACTTTTTAGACACAAAAATATATAATACATTTGTGGCTAATAAGTTAGGAGGTGGAAAATGGAAGCTACGAAAAAGAAAATGGGAAGACCTGTTATTGGGAAACCTAAAACAATAGAAATAAAAACAAGAATAGATGAAGATTTAGAAGAGAAGATAAAAATCTATTGTGAAGAGAAAAAAATTACAAGAAGTGATTTTTTAAGAAAAGCCATAAACAGAGAACTTAACAAAAAATAGGAATTGCACACCCTGAGAAAGTTTACAATCCCTATTTACCCAAAAGAAGTTTCCCTCTTATGAAATCTATTTTTTTTTATAAAAATTTCTCTTGACTTTTGTATTCAGATACAATATAATGTATTCAGATACAGAGAGGGGGGGAGAAAATGACTAAAAGCAGAGCCGAATACTTTAAGGAAAGAAGAAAAAAGTTAAAAGATTTTGGAGTTCTTGTAGACAGGGAGAAGTTAGAAAAGCTAGAAGAAAGATTAAAATCTGAAAATAAAACCAAAACTTTTTGGCTCAACGAGAAAATTGACGAAGAATTAAAAAAATAGGGTATTGCGAACTTTGGACGGTTAGACAATACCCTACAGGCGAAAGAATTCTCTTTCAGAAATATTGTATCACAAAAAGAGATTTCTTTCAATTTAATTATTGAAAGGAGTTAAAAATGAGAATGACAAAATGTAGCAATGGATTATGGAAATGTACTTTTAAAGATTTAGTATATTATACATCAACTATGAGTGGGGCAATCGCTATCGCTTGGAAGTTGGGTGATGTAAAATGAATTATTTAGTGCATTTGGAAAAGAAGAATAATATTTATGTAGTGAGTAGCCGAGTAATTGCTAAGGAGATAGGAAAAGACCACAGTAAAGTCATCAGGACTTTAGATGAAATTTTAGAAAAGCCAAATGTGGCTTCTCTAATAATACCAAGCACTTACAAGGTAAAAGGACAAAAAAGAGAGTACAAAGAATATTTATTGACAAAAGACGGGTTTACTTTATACATGTTCAATATACAAGGGTATCTTGATTTTAAAATGGCATACATCAATGAGTTCAACCGAATGGAACAAGTCCTAAAAAATCCAAAACAAGAACAAACAAAATTAGATTTCCAAGAAAAAGATATTATCCGAACCACTTGGAAAGGTCAACCTGTGATGGAGCTTGTACAACTAGCTAGATATATTCATATAAGAGAAGATAATTTACATTGGCATGTACGGAATAATAAATTAACATTGAGATATGGGGATTTAGAGCAATATAAAGAAGAGAATCCAAAAGCTCATAGCGGAAGGTATAGTTCTATCAGCATTCTGTCAAAAGAACAGGTCATTGGAATTTGTAAGAAATACGGAGTGTATGAAAAGTACAAAGATTTCATTGAGAATTATTTCCGAGTGGATAACCGATTGGAAGATAAAACTCCTAAGGTTCCTGTAGTACGAGCAAACTTTAATAAAGAGCCTTTTGAGGATAAATATTACAATCGAATGTTTGAATGTATGAAAAAAGCTTATATTATTGAGTCTAGAATAGAGAAAATCTACGAAGAAGAATTGTTACCTTTGTACAATAAGATTGAGGAATTAAACAGAGCGAAAAAAGATTGTCTAATATCTCCATTTAATGCTATGAAATATGGTAGTGTATTGGGGAAAGCAAAATTAAATAAATAAGTTTATTATGAAGAGAGGTATAAAAACCTCTCTTTTTATATACTCAAAAGGAGGTGATGATATGACAAGAGCTGGATATCTCTTTATTGCGGCGATTGGAATTGCGGGTGCGGTGTATACGTACTTTAGAATGAAGTACAGACAGAAGAAACCGAAAGATTTGTACCATCAAGCGAAGAAAGATTTTAAGAAAAAGTAGGAAGAGGGCTAGAAATAGTCCTTTTTTCTTTGCCGTACTTGTGGGCATAAAACACTTGGAACTAAAAAAATAACAGTCGCACAGGACTTTAAACAGGAGGTTATAAATGGCAGAAGGAGATAAACATTTTACACAAGAAGAAGTGGATGCAATCATTGAAAAAAGATTAGGAAGACAAAAAGCAGATTTTGAGAAAGAGAAAAAAGAGCTAGAAAGAAAGCATGGAGAAACTATTGAAGAATACGAAGAAAGAATCAAAAACGCAAACTTGACAGCAGAAGAAAAACACAAGAAAGAGTTGGAGAAAATTCAGAAAGACTTGGATGCAAAAAATGCAGAACTTTCTACAATCAAAACGAATGAGATAAAGAGAAATATGTTAGCGAAGTACAAGCTGTCAGAAAAGTTTTTAAGCAGAGTATCAGGAACAACAGAAGAAGAAATTGAAGCATCTGTAAAAGACTTTCAAGAAGCTATCGGAGAATTTATGAAGTCTCAAGCTGGAGGAGTTCCTAACTCAATGACAGGTGGAAGTAATGGTGGAAAAGGCATTACGAAAGAACAATTTTCAAAGATGTCTTACGATGAAAAAGTAGAATTATTTAATACAGATAGAGCGACTTATGATGCTTTATCGAAATAAAGGAGATGAGAAAGAATGGCAAATGAAACTAAAAAACAACACGTGATTATTCCAGAAGTGATGGAAGAAATGGTAAGAGAGAAATTACCTCATAAATTGAGATTTTCGGTGTTTTGTGATATTGATGACACTTTAGTAGGAACTCCAGGAGATACAATCACATTACCGAAATGGGGATTGATTGGAGAGGCACAGGATGTCGAAGAATTAGGAGCAATTCCTTATCAAGAAATGTCTTCTTCCAAAACTACGGCAACTATCAAAAAAGTAGGAAAAGGAATTACAATCTCAGATGAGGCTATGTTATCAGGGTTAGGAAAGCCTATTGATGAGGCGACAGAGCAATTAGCTATCGCAGTCGCTAGAAAGATAGATGCGGATGCCTTAACTGCTTTAAAAGGAGCTAAATTAAAATTTGGAAAAGGAGCAACAGAATTAGGATATGAATTATTATGCGATGCCTTGACAAAATTTGAAGAAGATATTGATTCTCCAAAAGTATTGTTTGTAACACCTGACCAATACTCAATGTTGAGAAAAAATAAAGACTTCTTAGGATTGAAAGACTTAGCAGGAACACCTATTTTATTTAGCGGAGTTGTAGGTGCGATTGCTGGATGTCAAGTGGTTGTAACTGCAAATAAAGCTATTTTAGACACTGGAACAAAAGTTGATAACTTAGTTGTTATGCCTGGTGCTTTGAGATTAGTCAAGAAAAGAGATGCTAAGATTGAAACAGGTAGAGATATGGATCATAAGGCGACAAAAATCAATATCGACCAACACTATGTTATCGCAATCAAAGATGATACTAAAATCTTAAAGATTTCGACTTTAAAACCAACAATTACCGATAGATAGGCAGGAGGGTAAAACTCCTGCTTTTTTCTTAGAAAGGAGCAGGAAATGGAAGAAATTTATGACAAAATCATAAAAAAAGTGAGTGAACTGGTAGAAGTTCAAAGTTCTAGTGTTCTAAAAATTCAAGTTTCTATTCTTGTAAGAAAAGGGCTGAACTTTATGCACCGAGAGGATTTTCCAGAGCAACTTATCGAACCTACGGCAGAGCATTTGGCTTTAAAGTTGGAAGAATTAAAGCAGAAAAACTTAGGAGAAATGGGAGAGATTAAGAAAGTAGTTGAGGGAGATACTACATACGAGTATGGTTCTACAACACAAAAATCCGTTACAGATGAAGTGTTTTTGGACTTAAAATCTCAATTTACCCATTTTCGAAAGGTAGGCACTCTATGAAGATAGCAGACTTACATAAAGATAAATGCACTGTATATCGTGTAGTTAGTAAAGAAAACAGTTACGGAGCTATCGAAGAAAGCTATGAAAAAGTACACGAGAATATCCCTTGTCGGCTATCTCAAAAATGGTTGAGAAGTGTTGTAGTCGGGGATAACAATTCTTCTACACAAGAATACAAACTCTTTATAGGTTTAGAAGCTGATATTAGGCAGAATGACAAGCTTATCATAACAAGGTATGCAGACAGTAGCCGATACACTTTTAAAGCCTCAAAACCGATGTCCTACGCAGTTATTAAGCATAAAGAAATAGTCTTGACTGAAATTTCTGAAAATGAGGTAGTGAAATGATACTAAAAGGATTTAATGAGTTTGGGAAAGTATTAGAAAGTTTAGAAGAGGAGACACCGGGTGCTCTGGAAGTATTCATGAAGCAGCAAGCGGAAGAAACAAAGGCAGACATAAAGAAAGGAACTCCGGTTGATACAGGAACTTTGAAAAATTCCTGGCATAGGTCAGGAAAAGGCTTACACGGACATGAGCTATCGCAAACAATATTCAATGCTACCGATTATGCGGCTCACGTGGAATACGGACATAGAATTGGCAAAGGGAGAAAAAGATTTGTTAAGGGACGGTTCATGTTAAGAAAGGCAGTAGATAAAAGACGGATTAAGTTCTATCGAGATTTCGAAAAATTTGTAGGGAAGTTGATGAAAAAATGAGATGGGAAGATATAAGAAACAGCATTACTTCTACGATGAAGCGGAATATACCAAATGCGAATATCTACTTTGAAGAAATAGACAATCCAGTATTTCCTTATTTTTTTATAGATTTAGTAGATTATAAAAAAGAGTTTAATACAACTCACAGGGAATGGAAATCGATTATTTTAGACATTCGCTATCACCCGGAACAGCACAATAAAAATGCTCGAAGTGAGATTATTGGAGCATTGGAAAAATTGGATATGTCATTTGAATTTCGAGGAAATAAAGTATTGCACGCAAAGCGGGTAGAAGGGAACGAGATTAAAGAAGTACGATGGCTGACTTTACTGGATACAGATATTACGGTAATAGATAAAGTCGGTCATTATGTTTTTACGCTCAATCTATTTGATTTATATGGGAAACCGTACGATTATGAATTGATGAAAGATTTAGAATTACAATTTAAAGACTAGGAGGCTAGAAAATGAGTACATTTGTAGAACGAATGAAGAAAGAAAAAGAAGAGTTAGACGTGAAAATTGAAAAATTAGCAGATTTTTTAGAGAAAGATAATGCTGAAAAACTTACAGAACAAGAAATTGAACTTTTAATAGCTCAACATAATGCAATGCAAGTTTATTCCTTTATCTTAAAGCAAAGAATTTCATTATATTGAGGAGGTTATAAATGGCACAAGTAGGTCAAATTAAAGCAAGTCCGGAAATCAATATTGTGTTTCAAACGTTAGCTACAACAGCAATCCAGAGAAGTGCACAAGGGATTTTATGCATTATTTTGAAAGACAGTAAGATGAAAACAAAATGGAACACAATCAAAACAATTGCGGATGTAGATGCGAAACACTGGGAGGATAAATCAGTGAAATTGATTACGTTAGCAATGCAGAAATATGCACCGAAAAAAATTCTAGTGCGGGCATTGCAAACGGATGAATCCGATTATTCAGTAGTATTAAAAGAGCTAGAAAATAGAAAAATCAATTGGTTGGCATGCCCAAGCGCTAATTCTCAAGATGATACAAAAGTGGTAACTTGGGTAAAACAACAATTTGGGACAACTGCGATCGGGAAAACGATTAAGTATGTGTCTTCTTTTGCGAGTAATTCAGACCATCCGGCAATCGTGGAGTTGGCGAATACTGGAACTTATAAATCCAAGTTGGGCGATTTTACAGCTCAAGAATATACCGTTGCAATAGCTGGGGCGATTGCAGGTTGCCCGCTTAACAGAAGTTTAGACAATGCAATTATGCCGGATTTAATATCCGTTGTGGATGTAGAGCATAAGCTTGGGAAGTTCTCTCTATACAATGAAGATGAAGTCGTTAGGATCAACTATGCAGTAAATTCTAAGACGACATTTGATAGTTCTTGGAAGAAAGATACTAGAAAAATCAAAGTAGTTGAGGGAATGTGCATGGTTGTCGACGACATCCGGGATACTTTTAAAAAGTATTGGCTGGGAATTTACTTGAACAGCTATGACAATAAAATGAATTTTTGCTCTAATGTGACAAAAGTTTATTTTAAAGAATTGGCTCCGAATGTATTATCTGCGGATTACGACAATAAAATTGAAATTGATTTTGAAGCACAAAAGAGATACATCGTGACAGAGGGATTGGATCCAGAAGAAATGACGGAATTGGAGATTAAGAAATATCCAACTGGAGATGATGTGTATTTGACTGGGGATGTGAGATTTGCCGATACAATGAGTAATTTACAGTTAAATATTTTGATGTAATAAAGGAGGTTAGAAAATGCCGGATAAAATTACTAGAGGAAATCAAACGATTTCGGGAGCATATGGGACTCTATGGCTTAACAATGAGAAAGTGATGGAGTTAAAGTCCATAGAAGCTAAAATTACAGCAGAAAGAACTGACGTACAGTTGGGGCTTTCTGTGGATAGTAAAATTACAGGGCTGAAAGGGGAAGGAACTCTAACAGTTCATAAGGTTTACACAAGAGGGAAGAAGCTTTTAGAAGATTGGGTAAAAGGAAAAGACACAAGAAGTAGAATTGTGACTTCTATCCAAGACCCTGATGCAGTAGGGCAAGGGGAAGAAAGAGTTTCTATCGACAATGTGTGGTTTAATGCGATTGACTTGGCAAAATTCAGTCGGGGAGAAGTTGTAGAAGAAGAGTTGCCATTCGGATTTACACCAGAGGATGTAAAATACGAAAATGATATTAGATAGGAGGAGTTGAACATGGAGAAATCAATCACAGTAGATTTATTTTTAAGAAATGCAGAAAAATTAGGGCAAAAAAACAAGATTAAAATTTTTATTGAGGAGTTAGGAGCAGAAGTAGAATTTGACACATTGGATAGAGCAAAATACTTAGATTTAATTGTCGGAGACACTTCAGACAGAGATGCTGAGATTATTTATTACACTTGCGAAGCTCTAAGAGATGACAATCTTATAGAAAGATTAGAGTGTAAATTAAATCCGGTAGAAGTTGTAGGAAAAGTACTTTCAGGAAATTCAATCTATGCTTTAGCATCAACTATTTTAAAAGAATCGGGATATTCTTTTGAAAACGATATAGTGAAAGTTGTTAGTGATGAGATAAAAAACTCCTAAAGAGCGATTGGCGAATACAGACATTCGCTCATTATCTAAACAGAGGGCATACCCTAGAAAGTTTGAGAAATTTACCACTTTCTGACCTCTTGTTAATGTTTTTTTCTATTGACAAATCTAGTTTTATGATATAGGATTAAGAAAAAAAGGGGGGATGATAGAATATGATTACGGCAATACTTTTTATTGGGATAATAACATATCTGTTTCATTCTGTTTTAGGATGTATACTCATAGGAATTGCTTTATTGACCTATTCTATTCAACTATTTTTTTTAATCAAAGAAGCAAGAGAAGAAGATAAGCGAAGAAAGCATAATGGGTAAAAGTGGGTATATTGGGATATGTGTGTATTGAAAATATTTTGGATATTTATCATAGTACTCTCATTTTTCATAAATCCTATTGGTGGCATTATTATGCTTGGCGGAACTTTTTGGGTATTTAAAAAATGGGATGGAATGTAAAGTTAAGAGAGCCTTTCGAGGCTCTTTTTATTTTTAGAAGAAAGGAGGTAGAATGAGTCATAGACTAAGTGCCACCCTTGAATTGAAAGATAAATTTAGTGCTACTGTAAATACTTCTGTATCTGCTTTTGAAAAGTTAAGAAAAAAATTGAAAGATACTAATGCTTCTTATAAGGCATTTGATAATACTATCAGTAAAACATATGCAAATTTAAAAAGAAAATCAACAGAACATGCAAGTACAATAAATACAATAAAAGGAATACAGTCTTCTCTTTATAAGGTAGGAGTTAAGTCTGTTATTGGGTTAGCAACCGGAACATCTGCCTTAGGAGCTTTTCTACATAAATCTTATATGACTTATGCTGATTTAAATGAGCAACTAACTAGAAATGCAGGACTTACTGGTGCAAATGTAAAAGAGCAAGAAGCGATGGCAAAACAAGTTCGATATTTAGGAAGAACAATGAAATTTACAGCAAAAGAAGTAGCGGAAGCCCATATGTACCAAGCAATGGCGGGGTATAACACAAATCAAATTTTAGAAGCAACTCCAACATTATTGAGATTATCGATTGCTTCCGGAGAAGATTTATCAAGAACGTCAGATATGATTACAGATAACTTATCGGCTCTAGGAATGACCGTAAAAGATTTACCGATGTATGCAGATTTATTAGCGAGTATGTCGATGAGAACAAATACAAATGTAAGTATGCTATCTGACGTGTTTGCAAAAACTGGAGCGGTCATGAAGCAAGTTGGAAAAGAGGATGTTAGAGAAATGGCAACTGCTTTCGGTTTGTTAGCTGATGCGGGAATAAAAGGAGCAGAGGCAGGAACTGCTGTGAAATCAGTTTATGGAAGATTGGCAAAAGCAAAGGACGATAAAAAAATAATGGCTCTTTTTGAGAAATACAAAATAAAACTCTATAATAGAGGCAAAAATGGTAAAGAAGAATGGAAAGGTCTTTTACAAATTATAGAGGAAATGAAACCTAAGTTTGACAAAATGACTGCTTCTGAGCAGAACTATTTTTTAACTACTGTGGCAGGACTTCATCATATGGATGCTTTCGGGGTTTTGTTAAAAGCAAATAAAGAGGCTTTAGATAGAGCAAGAGGTGCAGCATACGATGCTTCAGGAGCTTTAGAAAAATTTGAAATAAAATTGAAAGGGACAGATAAGTATAAAATAGACGAATTAAAGAGTGCATGGCAAGGTTTCATGGAAAAACTCGGTGCAGGGCTATCTCCTATTTTTTTAGAGGGAATGGAGAAACTTACAAAATATTTAAATGATTTGACGGACAGTAAGAAGTTAAGTACTGAAAATATTACGAAATTTTTTAATAAAATAGTAGGATTGGCTAAAACAGCTGGAATTGCTTTTTTAGGGGCTCATGTAGCTTTCCTTGCTTGGAGGGCGAGTATGGGTGATATAACGGCGATTGCACAGTTGGGAGCTATGGCTACTGCCGGAGTTGCAGTTGCTGGATATCTAGGTTGGGAGTATCTGAAAACACAAAACGGAAATCCAAAAGTAGACCCGAAGAAAGAAAAGGAGATTGAAGAAACAAAAGCAAAATATAAACCGAAAATTGCAGCAAAACAAAATTTATACGGAGAAACTTCCGGTCTTCGAGATAAAGCAAAGATACAAGAATTTTTATCATCTCAAGCCAGTAAAAATAATCAAATCGCAAAAAAACAAGATATCAATATCAATGTTGATATGACGGGAACAATCTCAAAAGAAGTTGTTGACATTAACAAAATCGCAGAAAAAGCAGGAAATCAAGTACAGTATAAAGTAGCTAACGAATTAAGAACTTTGTATGGATTACAATCCTAGAAAGGAGGAGATATGAGACCAACTTTTATTTTATTAAATCAAAATTATCCCTTTGTACTTTCTGTCCCTCCTATCAACATGAGAATTGAAAGCCAGCAAAAAACGGTAAGTCTAAACTTAATAGACTTTGGAGAAGTTGTCAAAATAGGAGAAAGGAATTGTGATCGCATTTCTTTCTCCTCTTTTTTTCCAAATATGAAATCGCCTTTTTATAAGCCTTTCCTCAATCCTCTACCTCCTGTATTTTGTGTAGCAGAACTTGCAAAATGGAAAGCAGGAAAAGTAAAAATAAGGCTGCTAGTCCCTGAATTTAACATTTCTTATTTCTGTTACATCGAGAATTTCTCGACTGACTATAATGAAAGAACTGGAGACATTAACTTCTCTTTATCTTTAGTGGAAGTTCGGGATCCAAAAGTGAAAGATGAAAATCTTGGAATTTTCTTGAGGTGATTGGAATGTGGGAAATTATGGTAAACGGAGAACGGATAGCGAGGCATTTTACGTACTTGGAATGGTCAGGTGGTATCAAAGGTACATCAAGGGTATTGAACGTTGAATATGACAAGGATATAGCTATCAGAATTGAAGTAGGGGCAAAGGTTATACTGTTAAAAGACAATGAACGGCTTTTTATGGGGAAAGTCTTTACGGTAGATAGGTACGGAACAAAAGGCACTTATTCTTTTAAAGCGTACGATGACTCTGTGTATCTGAATAAGAACAGATTTGTAAAAAATATCTACAATCAAACTCCTAGCCAAATACTCAAGATGATATGCGGAGAAATTGGGCTGCAAGTAGGAAAGTTTCCGCAGGATAAAGTGAAATGCTCTTTCCCTGCTATTGATAAGAGCGGATATGAGATTATTCTACAAGCGTACACAATTCAGCACAAGAAAGATAAACAGATTTATTCGGTTGTTTGTAATGACGGAAAAATCGAGATAGCCCATCAAGGAATTATCTTAGAAGATGTCAAGCTTGATAGTAGAAATGATATTCAGGAGTCACAATATAGCCAGTCTATCGAAGATATGATTAACCAAATCATCATCTATAAGACAGACAAGGAAAAACTGCAAATTATCGATAAAGTTGCTAAGGAAGAAGATAAACAGAAGTATGGCATTTTTCAAAATGTGATGGAGTACGAAGAGGACGTAAACAATATTTACAATGCTCGTAAAATGCTGAAAGGTTTAGAAAATAAGGCAAATATCGCAGTCATAGGAGATGTAAACTTACAATCCGGGTATATGGTAGCAGTGGAAGAACACAACAGTGGGCTTATCGGTACTTTCTTAATCGAAAGAGATACTCATATTGTGGAAAATGGAAATTACTATACAAACTTGGAGTTGTCTTTTGAGAATAAGATGGATAAAGTGGAGTTTGAAGAATACAAGAAACAGAAAGAACAAAAGAAGAAAAAAAGGCAAAAAGAAAAAGGATAAAAAGAAAAAAAGTACTTATTCCTTAGCGGAAGGACAGTGATGTTATGAACAGTTTAGCAAGTGCAATCCTGGAATTTGCTGCTCAAAAACAGAGCAGAACTATGATTATTGCGAAAGTTAGCCAAGTACCGCCAAATATCCAACTTACTTTTTCCGAGCAAACGATTTACGCAGAGCAGATTTATGTGAGCAATTATTTACTGCCTCAATACCATCGAGATTATACGATAGATGGCGTTATCGATGAGATTAAAATCGATGTCGATTCCTACGACTACACAAACACGACTAGCGACTTATCTGGAGATAAAATTATTCCTTTGCAAGGAAGCGGGAAATTCGAAGGAAGTGGGACTTATAAATCACATAAAGACATTTGGTTTGAGGATACTTTAAAAGTCGGAGATGAAGTTCTAGTAGCTATCGTAGGAATGTTTTATGTTGTTATTAGTAAAATTACAAAAATGCCGAATAAGGCGATTGAGGGGGTGTAGATGGACAGCAATTTTGATTTATTTATAGCAAAGCAACAAGAGGTGGTATCCGGGACGGAGCTGCCTCTTTTTTGTGAGTACGCAATTGATTTTGAGTCCGGTCAACCTCTTTATGAAAATGAGGATATTGTAACACTGACCGGGAATGAGGCTTTGAAAGTATGGATTTTTAGAGCTTTAAAAACGGAAAGAAACCGGTATACTGTACACTCGGAACATTACGGGAGTGATCTTCGAGAACACATCGGGACGATTTACAATGAATCTATTAAGAAAGTTCTTATGCAGGAGCAGATAAGAGATTGCTTGTTCGTAAATCCTTATCTGACAAATGTTTATAACTTCTCTTTCAAAAAACAGGAGAATGACGTGAAAATAACATTTTCTGTAGATACTGTGTATGGAACTTTAGAGCAGGAGGTGCAACTTGGATATTAAAAATAAAACAGAAGTGAGAAATGAATTTTTAGATTCTTTAGAAAATTCATTATCTAAGATGGAAGGATCCTACAACTTCGATATCGCCTCCGGGGTTGGAGCAGTGGGGCAAAATTTATATGAGATTCTCGATTATTGGAGCAAGCAAGCTTTCATCGATACCGCGACAGATGACGACATTATCGATAAACATGCTGTATTGTTCGGCGTTAGTCGGAGAGGTGCTACAAAAGCGGTAGGGGAAATCACAATCTCGGGAGTTCCGGGAACTTTAGTAACAGATAATACGATTGTATTAAATCGACAAGGATTGAAGTATAGAACGACAAAACAAGTTTATTTAGACGGAGAGGGGAAAGGAAAAGCAGGAATTGAGGCTTTAGAAAGTGGACTTTCGGGAAACTGTGCAATTGGAGAAATCACCTCTTTTGAGATCATAAACACGAATTTATATTCTGTTACTAATGAGGTGGAAGTGAAAGGTGGCTTTGAAAAAGAGCCGAATTCGGTGTTAATCGCTCGAGCAAAAGAGAAGGTCATGGAGCCGGCTCATTCCGGGAATGTGAATGATTACAAGCAGTGGGCGAGAGAAGTAGATGGAGTCGGAGATGTGCATGTAATTCCGCTTTGGGCGGGGAACGGAACTGTGAAAGTACTAGTATCTGACTATAACTATGAACAAGCTCAAAGTGATTTAATTCGTAGAGTCAAGGAAAGAATTGAAAGGGAAGACGGTAGACCGGTCGGGGCTAAAGTCACAGTGGAAAGTTTTAAACAGTTTGAAATATCGATCGGTGGAACGGTGCTTTTGGAAAAAGGAGTGCAATTGCAGGATGTGCAGAAAATTGCAGAGGCGGAAATTCGAGTTGCTCTGAGACAGGGTAGCGTTAGTTATAAAAAGAATAAGTCTACAGTGATTTCTATCAACAAGCTCGAAAGAATTGTTTTGAACACAGCCGGAGTTGTGGACTGTTCACTAACCCTTAATGACGGGACAGTAAACGTGGAAATTGGAGAAGAATACTCTCCGCATTTACAGGAGGTGAGATTACGTGAAAGTTAGTCAAAAAATGGATATTTCGATAATTTCTAAAATTGCAAGAAATGAGTTGATGGAAGATTTTTTCAAATCATTGGGAATATTCTATCAGACAACGGAAGAAAATATTGAGGGATTGCGAAAAAAAGTATTTATTTTAGAAGCGGATGAAGCTACTTTACAAAAATGGGAAAATTTCATGGAACTCGAACAGAGAAAAGATTATTCTTTGAGAGATAGGGCAGAAAGAATTCTATATACTCTACGAAGCAAAGGGATTTTCACTCCGGGATTTTTGAAAGAACAGGCTAGGATATTCACGGGCGGAGGAGAGATTGAAATTACAGAAGATTTTGCCGGATATAGTTTCACGATAGCATTTAAAAACGTTATTGGAATCCCAAGCAACATGGAAAATTTCAGGAACATGATAGAACTAAACAAACCTGCACATTTAGGATATAAAATTGTATTCTCATACAGAACTCATCGGGCTTTAGAGAATTTTCGACATAAAGATTTAGAGCGATACACACACGAGGAGCTATTTTCCAGACATGACATATTAGGGGGGGTTGGTAATTAATGGGAAGACGGACAAGATTTTTAGATTTATTTTTACCGGACCGGAATGATTACTATAGGATTATACAAGACCAAAACGAAAACTTTGAAAAAATCGATAAAAAATTAGAGGAATGGGATACAGATAAAGAGCCTACTATCAAATACAAAAGAACAGGATTTAACTTAGATAAAACCGATAGCTATGAAGAAAACAACACAAATAAGCTAGCTACTGCTAGAGCCTTGTATTTGCTCTGGGAAGCATTTAAAGCAAAAATTAAAGCTATAAAGTTGACGTGGGAGGCAATAGAAGATAAGCCGTCAACATTTCCGCCTAGTACGCATTATCACAGTCAATACGCACCAAGTTCACATACGCACGATGATAGATACTATACGCAAACAAAGAGTGATAATAGATTGAATGGACTCGCAGGAAAAAAAGACGGGACATTCCCTTTAAGCTCCGCGACAAAGGGAAATGTATATTTATTAGAAAGTACGCATAAATTCTATATGTGTGTAAAAGACTATAGCAGTTACTACAGTATATCTGTACCAAATGAGAACTTTATCGAGATGTCCGTCTACGAAAATCTCAATAGATTGAATAATCTCGATAGAAAAACTACTTTAAAAGAATTAAAAAATTCAAAAATAACAAACAACGGTAGTTATGTGACAATCCCCGACGATTTTCAACTTGTCATCGTATTTTATTCAATCGGTTATAAAGACGAATTAAGTTCAGCTGTATTCGTAAAAGGCTTTGATATTGATATTTCTGAATATGGAGAAGAAAGAGAAATCAAAATCCGCTTACAAGGCAACAAAATATATCTCTGGGACAAAGGAAGAGAATGGGACGCAAATATCGAAAAAATTTACTATATGTAATAATCAGTATTCTAAGTAAATTAAGCATATATCGTCTCCCCAATCTCCATAATTTTTTCTTGCTTTAATTGTGTTGTTTTCGTAGTAGTATTTTGTTTCTCCTTTTACAGTTAAACCCTCGTTTTTAAACGTGTTTACACTAACTTTTTTTATGCCACAGTGGTTACTACTGCATATATGCCAACCATCGTTATTTTCTGCTATTATTATATTTTTAGCAGTGGAGGGAATATTTAAGACTATATTCGTTCCGTTTAGAAATGTTCCTGCACCTGCGTAAATTAAATATAATTTGTGTAGATTATTCAATATGTTAGAATGTCCTATCAAAAATAGTAGGAGGTTCTAAAATGTTAGAAAATTGGCAAGGAGTGACGGAAAAAAATAGGAGAATTTACGAAAAGTATTTAAATAGTTGCAGAAGCAACAATGAAGAAACTTGGGATACTACTTACAAGACTTATGTTTCAAGAATGTATAAATTTCTAAAATGGCTTAATAAAGAGAAAAATAGATACTTATTAAGCCAAGATACGCTTGAAAATGCAGTAGAGATAATAGAAGAATATAAAAACTACTGCCGGGAGTGTGGGAATAGTAAGCGAACAATAGCGAACGCAATCGTGACAATCTCAAGCTTTTACGATTGGACTGTTAGAAGAAAGATGATTAAATATCATCCTTTCAAAGATAGACTCGAAAAGCAGAAAATCACAGATAGAGATAGCACAAGAGAAAGTTATTATTTAACGACAGAGCAGGTGTTAACAGCTAGGCTATATATGAAAGTCGAGAAAAAGAAATTCGATATTCAAGATAGAATTTTATGGGAACTTTTTATTGATAGTGCTTGTAGAATATCGGCGATACAATCATTGAAATTAGAGCAATTAGAGCTGGAAGGAGGATACTTCAAAAATGTAATAGAAAAGGAAGGTTACGTTGTAAATGCTTATTTTTTCGACACTTGCAAATCACTAATAAATGAGTGGTTGCAAGAGAGGGAAAAGATAGGAATTCAGGAAAAATGGATATTTGTAACAAAGTACAATAAAGAGTATAGACAAATGTCGCAAGCGACTATTCGCAATAGGATAAAGAAGATAGGGAAAATCTTAGAAATAGAGGGCTTATATCCTCACTCTCTAAGAAAAACATCTATAAATTTGTTATCTAAGTTGGGTGGTTTGGACATTGCTAGTCATTACGCAAATCATGCAAGTACGGTAGTTACATCAAAACACTATATAGAAAAAGAAAGTGCTGTAGAAATCAGAAATCAAATTCTGATGTTACGGCAAAAAATCGGTATTTTTTAACAGAGATTTTCTAATCTCTTG